GTTGGCTTAATTTGTTCTTTAATTTGTTCATTGTCTTATTTTACTTGCCTTTCACGGCGGTTTGTGTTATGTTGTAAGTGTTCTCTCGATCGCTGGTGAATGGCCTATTGGAAACCTCTAGGAAGCGTCGGAAAACTTTTAACTCCTCTTATATTTCTTCAAGTAGATCATCTTTGATTTGTTCTTTATCCAATTCGTATATATTTAAAAGTTTAGTATTGTATTCTTTTTCGTTTATTAATGTTTTATCAAGTTCACTGTCAAACTCACTTCTTACGGCGTCCTTCATACATTTAAGGGACATCTCGTGTCTTTCATCTACTACTGATATATTGTGTTTAATAGCCATGATTAGGTAACGTCCAGACCAGTAAGGATTTGGTTTACTCTTTGCCTTTTCGTCTGATAAAGGTCTTAATAGAGGCATATCAAATGTAATGATGTCACCTGCGTGTAACAGTGTGTTACCATAAACTTGTAGATTTAGATTGACATTTCTCATTTGCAATCGTTGAGAAAGTCTATTCTGTACAGTGGTCGCTGGATCAATTCTTTCGTAATCATTATGCATCTTTTGTGTATTACTAGAGGTCATTAACTTGGCGTTGTATTGTTGTGACAAATCTAATCCTGTGTCTTCAAAGTTGGCAAGAGGCAATAGACCTTTTCCTTTTGCCTTAAATCCGTCTTCGTGTTCAGTGTGAAAGTATTTCTCGTATGAGTTTAGATAGTCAAAGTTTGTTTCGGTAATAGTCTTATTAAAACTGTCATGGGTAATCATTTTACTTGCAATCATACCTTCATTTAGATTGAAGATCACATTAGCCGGTCGTTTAAATTCGTATCGTATGACATTCTTTAGGTCGTTTTCTACATCACTACTACTTGTGTTGGTAATTTGATAGTTGTATTTAAAGGCAGCTGGTTTTGCTATCGCACCACCTAGTGCCAACATGGATTCTATACTTCTAAAGAAAAACCCATTAGTTGCCTCATAAAAGACATAACCAGCATTGTTATATGAACCTGATATGGCATTCTGTCCCATTAACTTAATGGCGTCAAATGGTTTTAGATTTGGTATTACAAACTTGGTGTTTGTTTTAGTAGGCTCAAATATAAATCTCTTTTTACTATTTAATCCATCTCTACTGTGCAATATGTTTTGTACGCCCTCCTCAATTGGTCCTGCGTACGCCTGACTTATTCTATTAAATGAGTTGAAATACATCTCTTTCGAACAGAAAAATATCTGATAGTATTGAGCTCTTGGATTTGTTTTGTCTTGTTGAGCACCTTCTATTTTGTATATGTGATAAGGGTGTCCTTCATCTCTTACAGCGTTCACGCCAGGTAAACCTGGTGTATTAAACGATAGTTCTAGTTTTTCTAAACCTGTAATTGGTAATACTGATCTCACGTCTTGTGAGTCATAGACTAATATTGAACCGTGTATAAAACCAGAAAATATATCTTCGGTAAGTTCTATGTTTGTAGTAATCTGCTTAATGTCCATCTCATACATTCTGCCTTCACTATCATTTTTACGATAAGATAGTATTTTTATGGAATTAAGGTTATAATCACCAGCTTGTGATATTATATTGGGGTTATCTGAAATATCTGACATTATTCATTACCTTCTTACCAGTTTATTAAATTCTTGTTCAAATGTTGGTAAGTAAGCAGGATCAAGGAGTTTAATTTGTCTTTTTTCTTCTTGTAATCTTCTTTCATATTCATAATTTGTTACTGCTTCAGCGTCTGTAGCGTCACTGTTCACCTCAATTTTGTGTGAGTAATCTTCAGGACCATTTGATGTAGTTCTACCACTCGATTGTGTTACTTCATAGTGATGTACAGTACCTGGATTTGAGTATTTGTTTTTTACATATACTTCAAAGTCGTAATCACTTAATGGCCAACCATAGTATCTATCTGTAATATCATTCATCAATAGTATCAACCAATGATATTTTGGATCACCATAGATTTTATATGCTATTTGTTCTGGTGTTTCACCATTTCTAATATCATAAGTGTCTAATAATGATACATTGTTTTTTATAGCACTTTTTATCTTAACTCGTCTTAATATATCTGTTACAAGTTTATAGTTCTTATCACCTGATATATCGTATGCTAATTTTGGAAACTTTGTAAAAAACATAATTAAAATCCTTCGTAAATTTGATCTTTAGTGATAAATGTTGTTTCTTCAAATGTCAATGTAATTTTAGTTGACACTGGAGCAGCACCTTTTTCATCTGGTTTAAATGTACTAAATTGTTCATCAGGACCGTAACTTACATCCATACCTTTTAAAACACATCTTGCTATCTTATTTAAATATGAGTTTGCTTGTCCTAAATGAGCATAATGTATTTCAAATTCACTAGGTACTTTAAACAATCTACCACCAGCTCCTTTGTCTAATCTAGGATGCATATGATATTTAAATAAAAATATAATATTTTGTACCGCTGTCATTTCTTCTTTGTTTCTAGGATAGAAATCAAAACTATAATCAAATGATCTAAAGTTTGGCTTTTCAAAAAACTGTTCTTCGTGTGGGTTAATAGCAATACCAAATGCCTTACTCGTTAACTGTCCTGGTGATCCAATTTCTAATGATTCACCTATACCATCTATTAGTTTTTTACCTATATCAATACCAGCTCCAGCAGCACCTTGAATAATTGCTTTAACTGAGTCAGCTGTACTTTCTGCTGATTTAGCTTTACCTAAAGCAGTTGCTATAGTTCCTGATAAATTTGTTTCTTTAGCTCCCGTATATGACATACCATAACTTACTTTAACTCCTGGTGGCATATACAATGCTATAGCAGCAGTTGTTTGAGAGTGAGATGGAAATTCTGATAATACTGAATTTTCTGATTTTAAAGGTTTAATTGTATTTTGATTACTATCTTTTAGTTGTCTAAAGTTTTGTACTGTTGGTGAACCTTCGTCAAAATCACCTGAAGCAGAACCTAAATTTAAACTGTTACCCATTTTACCAGCCACCATTAAATCTTCGGTAGCACTATCAAACTTATTAGAAATAGCGTAAAATAGTATATAATGACCTAATTCGTTTTGTGTTAAATCTAATGGGTATTGTATGTAACTAAATTGTAAAGGATCAGCATCTATTTTCTCTTTAGTACCAAAATCTGTTTCTAATGGCGACTTCTTTAGTAATTCAGCTGCCACCTTTGCTTGATTGCCTGATATAGATGGTCCAAAACCTGATGTAAAACCACTAACACCATTAATAGCCTTATTAGCAAAACCAGTTGCCATACCTTTTAAATGTGAGGATGCTCTTTTTAACATGTGATAAATAACCTTTGTATAGTAATATTTATAATGAAAAAAAGACAATTATGTCTTATAAATATTAATAACGCCGTTCGAGATACTGATATATCCAACGGCCCTAATACTGTAAAGGAGTATCAGCAATGTCTATTTATCTGTGCCAAAATGACCTATGTAATAACGAGGTTCAGTCGTCCAAATATAAAAGTGGTAATTACTATGTTCCTAAATCTTGTTCTAATACTTGTCGTCAAATATTAAGAGAACAGAATATTGATCAGGATGCCAAAAGGGTCAAGTGTAGAGAATATCAAAAAAAACGTTGGCCTAAATTTAAAAAATCAGACAAATACAAATCCTATATTGATGGCGTAAAACAAGTAATTAAAACATCACTTCACAATCCAAAGACTAAAGAAAAAGCGGCAAACAATCACCGTTTAACAATATCAAAAATGAGTGATGATAAAAGGTTGATGACCTTTAGTAGATATTATACAATGGAAGAATACGCTATAAATAGGTTAAACGAGAAAGGTGCTAAGCACCTAATTGAAAATTGGAGTATGTCAATGAGATATAAAAAAGAAAATAGAGGCATGTTTAATCCAAAGAACCCAGAAAAGTATGCCGGTGACCCCAAGAGAATAGTTTATCGTTCCTCGTGGGAGAAGAAATTTTGTATTTACTGCGACACCAATTCAGATATAATCCATTGGGCAAGTGAAGAATTGGCGATACCTTACATTAATCCTATTGATAGAAAGAGGCACCGTTACTATCCTGACTTTATCATAAAAACCTCAAAAGGCAAGCGATATATGATAGAGATAAAACCAGCCGCCCAAACTAAAAAACCTAAACCTAGAACAAAGAAGTCAAAAGCATTTATGAGAGAGAGTTTAGAGTATATCAAAAATGTAGCCAAATGGCAAGCCGCTGATGTGTACTGTAATGATAATGATTTAGAGTTTAAAATCTTTACTGAAAAAGAATTAGGTATCTATTAAGCAGAGTAACCTTCAATATTTCTTTCGAAATAACTATCGCCTGAACTTGTATTAATATTACCTGAATACATATCAGCTTTCTTAATATCATTTTGACTTGTTACATTTGTAGGTGAATTATTAACAATAATTGTTTGAGTACCTGATTTACTATCACCAACTAATCCTTTTGATTGATTTTTTGCTTGTCTTTGAAATTTATCATCCCTTAACATTTGATCGTCTGGTGACATCATCTCGTCTGGTGCTGTTTTATATTTGTCTATGTAATCTCTATTCTTATTATCAAATGTAATCTTTTCATTCTTTAATTTATCAATCATTCTTCTACGTTCTTGTTCTTTAACGTCTAAATTTTTTAAATAGTCCATTTGACCATTTGTATCTAGTTTATTATATTCACTAAACTCGGCAGGTGTCATTATACCTGAAGCACTATCATAACCTGATGTGCCTGATTTTGATATTTTTGCTGTGCCATATTTTTCACCTTCAGCTTCAGCAAACGCCTCACTCATAGTAGCACCGCCACCTGTCATTCGTTCTCTTTGCATACCAGAAACACTAGCATCAGCATATTTATTTTTTACACCTGTTTCATTAACTGTTTCACCTATTTCTTGTGTTGCCTTTGTTTCTAATTTTAATTTCTTTTTAACAAAATCTGGTAATGGCAACTTTTCTATAAGAGAGTTGATAATAGTTTTAACTCTATCTCCTAGATCAGAAAAGAAATCGGATATGGGTGTAAAGATGCCCATTATAGTTGATTTAATAGCAGCAACATTGTTTGTAAAATTAATTTTCATTTCACTAATTAAATTTGTAAAGGCAGTTCCTATCATTTCTGGTATTCCTTTGAAGAAAGATAATATACTTTCACCTATTTGCTTAATCACCTGTATTGCTGGATCAAAAAATTCAGCAAGTAATTTAGCAGGCACTAGTACAACATTTAACAAACTTTGTCCTAAGTCTTTTAATCCACCCATTATATCGCCTGTCAATATTTTTCCTAAACCAGTAATCAATGGACTAATGATGTCTATTATACCACCTATAATTTTGCCTATACCAGCGATAACGTTTTTAAAAAACCAATCAAAACCATTTTTAAATGCTTCTATCATTGGAGCATTCTCTTGTGCCATCTTTTTAATCTTATCTATAGCCGGCGTTAACGCCTTTATTATTTCATCTGAATATTTAAATAGTAAAAATAAACCACCAGCAATTAGACCTATCGGTCCTAGTGGTCCTAGAAATCTAAGAAAAGTACCACCTTTACCAAAAAGTTTTGTTATTGGTCCAAATATTTTACTTGCAAATAGACCTGTGAATAACTTACCTATCTTTCCTATGAAATTCATAAGAGGTGCTACAGCAGCGCCTAAAGCAAAACCTATTCCTTGTAATCCACCTTTTTTATCTTCAGGTTGTTCAGGACCTATAAAACCACCAACAGCACCACCTCCACCACTTTCTTTTGATAACTCGGCAGATTGATCGTTCTTTCTTCTAGTTTGATTTTTATTAAATGCTAAAGAATCAGCTAATGTTTTTGCTATTTGAGTTGTTTTTTTAAAAGACTTAAATGTTAATTCTTTTATTTGTTCTAAAATGTTTAATTCTGAATCTCCATCTGCATTACTACCTGATACAGAACCTGCACCACCACCAATAGCACCACCAACCAACTGTTGTTGTGATTGAATAATTTTTATTGCTCCTGATGGTAATACTAATTCAGCCATTATTTACCTTTTGCTTTACTTCCTGTGTATAGACCAAACCAGGCTGCTCCAGCACCAACAACGATTGATACTAGACCACTTTGTTCCATAGTAGGTCCTTCTAATTCCATATACCATATTACTACTTTGTATAGTAAGAAAATATATGTAGATATGAATACTCTTGGAAAGATTCTCCAACTATCCACTGCTCTTGCTAAGTGAATTAATTTAGAGTAAGGATTAACACCTAAGTCTTTAATAGATGTATCTACTTCTAAATCAACACTGATTTTTTGTTTTGGTTCTACAACCTTTACTTCATCCATTATTTCCCAGACGCCTCTCTTTGTTTTCTTTCGTTTTCTTCTTTTATATACTGTGTCAGTAAGTTAACGTAAACCTCCCTCTCCCAAGGTATCATATTCTCTAATTCTGTTAAAGAATATTTATGATGTTGCATCAAAGCAAAATTTACACTAAAATAGTTTTCTAAACTATCGTGTGAGAGGGCTATCCGAAAAAATCGGTCAGTCCTTGCAATGTTACGTTACTTTTCACCTTTGTTTTAGGATTCTCAACTTCAATATCATGTATCAATTTAGGCATGGTGGTATAAAAATTTTGTATATCACTAAATGCTGTAGTTGATAAACTCTCTATGAATTTATTAAGTTCCTCTTTTGTATAATCTGTTGTATTATATATTTTATCACCTTCATATATTTGATAGATTGAGTTTGCTATTAAATGAAATATCTTATTTGTTTGTTCTTTTGTAAAGTCCGTAGATGGATCTACAGAACCTAAAGTTGGATATTTCATAATAATCCCTATTTTTTTATCTTTATCTACCACAATGTTATTTGTGTGACTATCATCTACTTGAACTTCTATTTTTGTTAAATCAACTTCTACGTCAGCGTAAGTTTTCTTATCATCTGGACATAAGATTTTTAATTTAGCAACTTCACCTACTGATTTAGCTCTAATATTTAAAAATATGTACTCTAAATCAAATGTTGGTAAATCATCTACAGACAGTGTTCCAAAAGTACAAGCACTAACTATTTCTTTTAGTGCATTTACTACTTGTTTTTGGTCTTCGGACTCTAAAGCTTGTAATAAAACCTTTTCTTCTTTTACAAGAAATGGCCTAAACTTTACTTTAACGTCAGCAGATGGCAAAGTCAAATCAAACGATTGTGTTTCTAATATCGGTAATGCCATTATATCTCCTTAATTATATTAATTATAAAAATGGTGGAAATACTCTTCCACCGGTTGCTCTACCAATCGGTAAGTTTCTTCTTGCCGAATTGATAACTTGACTACCCGCTCTTTTCAATTCAGGTGGCAATCTATTTAGAACACTTCCAAATATACCACCAAAACCAGGGGCAGGCTTGATTTCTGGTAATGTGCCAAAAGAGGCACCCACTGTGAAATTTTGTACTTGATCTATACCTAAGTTTCTCCAATCTCTAAAATTCAAAGAAATAGGTAAATTTACAATGTCATTATTTGTTCCATAATTATATCCATAACTACCAATTGTTTCTGGATAACATTCATACAATCTAACAGCATATGTAACTCTATCTCTATCATTTTCAGCGGCAAACGAACCTAACTGAAATATATCTACAGAGCCTGTATATTCATCATAATAATTTAAGTTGTGTGTATCTCTATTAAAAATCATTTTTTGCCAAGTTTCAAAAAATATTCTTTGTCTTAAAAACTTATCACCAAAAACTGATAAATTAATTTTTCCACTAAATGAGTAAGCATAAGGCATTTGTCTTCTTGGTCCATATGTTGTATGATCTTTAGTATTAATATCTCTACTAGGCATATCAATTTGATTACACATCATACCTACATTTCTAGCCAACTCTTGGCCGCCTACAGCATTTATACCTTGTTGTGAGGCAGGAATAATTGATCCTTCGCTAGCATATGGTTCTTGTGGTTGTATTTGTAATTTATTTGGCATATTAAATCTAACTAAAAATCTATTAGGTCTGGCCATACCTTCACCTTGTGACATGCCTGCTATAAATCGGCCTATTGTGCTTTCACTAGCACCAATACTTTTACCTGGAAGTTCAGCAGCTCTTTTTAAAATACCACCTCTTGTCAAAGTGTTATCTCTAGGAAGACCAATTCTAATATCTTGGCCAAATATTCTTGTACCGCCTCTTAAAACTGCTATGACGTTATCCCCCTCTCTCTACATCTATCGCCGTGCCATCTATGGAATACGCCGTGATTATAGACTTGCCTACTACAATGTTCGCAAGTTTTTAATATACTATTTAACTTATTCATTAAATTTCTACCTTGTTGTTTGCCTTCTTTACTTCTATTAGCGCCTCTT